GTGGAAACTGCTTTGAGCAGCGGTGATCTTAGGACCGTGTTCATCGAGGGGTTCGTGAAGCGCGAAGCTTATGCTAAGCCTTCCGACGAGAGGCAAATCTCCCCCACCAACGATGAGCATCTCGCTCAGATGGCCTCATACGCCATTCCATTCAAGGAAATGCTGTGCAAGTTGCCCAACTACATGCCGGGCAAGACTCCTGCTGAAATAGCTGAGCACATGCAACTCCTCATCGCCTCTGGCCACAAGCTGTGGGAGACTGACTTTTCTCGGTATGATGGGCAGCAGAGTCGCTGGCTCAGGAATACCGAGGTCATTGTTCTCTCTTACTTCTTCAGTGACCCGAGAGCTGCCGAGTTAGCGTACAACGAGATTTTCAGAGTTTCCGCCAAGTGCAAGGCAGGCACCTATAGCACTGGGGGGGCACTCTGCTCTGGCTCGAGTCTGACGACAGTCATGAACACCTGGAAACACATGCTGATCCAGTACATCACTTACCGTGAGAGCGGTTTGTCTCCGGAAGCGGCCTTCGCTCGTTTGATGGCTGCCTACGGAGACGATGGTGTGCTCACTGGCGACGAGAAAGTCGCGGAGAAGATGCGTGAGGTGTGTGACGCTGTCGGCCTGAAGAACCTGAAGTGTGTGCAAGCCATGACACCCGAGAGACCGTACCTGACCTTTGTTGGGCGCGTGTTTTTCCCTGGGGAGGACGGCCATGCACCCAGCTTCCAGGATCCGAAGAGAGTCTGGAGCAGAATCAACCTCATCCAGAAGGGACCCGACGCATTCACCCGCTACCTCGGTAAGCTGGCGTGCTTCGTGGTCACCGACGGCAACAGCCCACTCTTGGGGCAGTACTGCCGGAAGGTGCTGAGCTTCTACCCTCAGGGGCAGGCTCTGCTCAAATCACTGGGCAAGGAGGACTCTGGAGACTTGATACTCGCGGACATCGTGGATCAGTGGATTTTAGTCGAGTCTAAGGCGCGTGTGTCTCAGGCTTGGCCGAACGACTGTTTCCCCGGCGACCTCTACGGCGTTTATGCAGAACTGCTGGGAGTCGACCGGGCCATGTTGAATGTTGCTATGGACCGGGTCCGGAACGCCAAGAGCGTCAAGGACCTGGACAACCTGTTGGAACTGCCGCCCCCACCGTTGGACCTTCGTTTCGTGTACAAGGACTTCGCTTTGTCCTACGGTCGCACTATAGTCTACGATAACAACAAAGTTACCGGAAGAATGAAGCCCCAAGAGGCTCGTGGAATAGTGCGCACCACAGAACACGTTCTCGGGAAAGGCACCTGCTTGCTTAACAAGTTGGGCACAAAGGCTGGCGTGGACAAGCCCAAGGACAAAGATCCTGAGGCTGGTAAACGCCACCGGCGTGTCTCATTCGTTGCCCCAACCGGCTCTGGGGCTCCAGTTTTGAACACTGGAAAAGCAACGCAGGGGTCAAAACAGAACGAGAAGCCCAAGCATGCCAACAGCAGCAGCAAGGGCGCGAAGAAGGAGGCAGAGAGCCAGGCGGCGTCTAAGAGCCGCCGCAGCAACAAGCAACCAAACTCCGGGGCCTAAACCGCCCCGCTCGCGGCCATCACGCCGCAAGCTACAGAGCAACGCAATGCGCTCTACTATTTCCCACCCTTATTTGGCTTGCCTAACCGGCGGAGTACAAATGAATCCTATGGGTGTCGGGTTTCCTGACGGTAATCCCGCCAAGTCTATTGTTGTCGACTTCAAGCAGGTCCTCACCATATCGCCGACTAGTGGCCTGGTGCGTTTTGCACTAGTGTCTGGTCCGTATGGGTGTTTGGCCCTTCAGCGAGGTGTCATCAGTTCCACACTCTCAATCCCTGAGTACGCCAATACTACTTCTTTGTCGTATTCGTGGGTTGGAGCTTCCTCGATTTCGGCGTCTACCACCGCCGACTGGTACGTTGTTCCCTTTCAGGAGAACTCTGCGTTTCCGGTCGATGGTGAGAGCATGGGCGCCTATTCGGTTGGATCTTATCGTGGTCTGATGTACGCCGCTGAAGTATGCTTCACCGGCAGCACAATGGCTAACGGCGGTGTGGTGTCGGTTTACAAGACCACGCCAGCAATTGCCGACAAGACCCAAACCACGGTCAACACTGTAACCGTGGACTCTAAGGATATCACTAACATCAACCAGGGAGCCACTATCACTAGTATAGCAGGCAGGTACACTGGGCCTGCCCGAACACCACTATCTTTGCGGTCGGCTTCTTCCAAACCCGAGTACGTCGAGGTCTGGGAGGACACTGTTGCGACTGAGATAGTGCCGCTCGCGCGAGTTAGCACGGGCGGCTTGGTGTCGAACATGCTTAACTGTGGATTCGACCACCGTGTTCCAATCACTGTGTGCGAATATAGTGGTCTCGACTCAACGGCATCCATAACGGTGGAGATACGATCATGTTTGGAGTTGGTGCCCAGAGTGGGCACCATGGCAGCTTTTGCCAAACCCTCTCCCCCCGCACAGCTGTCTGTGTGGGAGAAAGTAGCCAATTTTGCGAGGTCGCTCCCTGCTGCCACCATCTTACGGGTGGCAGGGGCTGGAGCCTCTGGCTACGCTGCGGGAGGAGCGGGAGCGGCGTTGGCAGCAATGTCGACGCAGATGCAGATGCATTA